AGATTCCACAGTTGCATTTTTAATACTATCTAATGAAAGACTGGCTGTTGCTTGCATTTCTCTAAATTTTACAGCATCAGCTGAATTTGAGAAGGTGGTAGGTGCATTGGAAAATCCTGCGGCAATAGTGCCCACTGCGGCTACGATTTCGTTATCTGTTATGTCACCAACTGCTGCTCTATCAAAAATATCAAAAAACTGTCTTTGCACATCACCTGGTAAGAATTTTAAAACATTTTTTAGTTCTTCACTTGCGTCATTGACAGATGTTTTGTCATATTGTATATTTCTAACAGTGTTAGGTAACAAGTCTGCTACTAAAGCACCTATACCAGGTATTGCATTTTCAAATGCAGTTCCAATAATGGCCTGTGCTTCAGTAATTCTGTCGACTGATCCTTCGCCAAAGTTATTAATCAAGTATGCTTCATTTTGGTGAAGTGCTAAACGGAAGTTTACATCTTTTAGTGCTTCTGATCTTGCATTAAGCATTGCCTCACGTGAGTCTCCAGTTAAGCTGGCCATTACTGTTGCCATTTCTGAACTAGTGCGCAAATTTTCATTAATGCGGCGCTGTGTTGATGTATTAACTGATTCAATCTGACCAAGTTTATATAATAGATCAGCCTCTTCTAAAAATCTAGCACTCAGTTGTTCAGTAGTATAACCCATATCACCAAGCACATTACTATTAGCCTGTACATTGGCGATAACTTGAGAAACTTCTCTGGCATTTCTAGCAAAGCCGCCGCCCGTATTAACTAAGACATCTTTATATTGTGCAAATTGTGCAGTTAGTTCACTGAAACTCATGCCAGTAAATGCAGCTTGTTGTCTTATAGTGTCATAAATGCGCAAATCTTCAGGTACTAATCCCAAATCTATCATTGCTCGCATACTTTTTTCTTGTTCAGTTAAAACTTTAGCAAAGAATGCTGTAGCACCTAATATAGCGGCAGTACCTACCCTGGCAGCGCCGGCGATCATGCCAACTCTTTTTCCAATCATCGGTACATTTCCAGCTAACTCAGCTGCTGATTCAGCTAACCCGTCTACAAGTCCACCTGCAACTTTTTGCATATCAATAATAGAGTTTAATGGATCTAAATCTCTATCAAATGTTCTAAGTGTTTCTGAAACAGCTTTCTCACCGCGTTGTAGTGCTTTTAAAGTTTTACTTGTTTCTTTTTTCAGCTTATCTGCGGCTCGTTCTGTTTGCAATGGATCTAATTGTACGCCAAGTTTACGCATTGCCTGTACCGCTTGATTATAACCGGCAGGATTAACACTTGCAATACTATCCATAGTAGCCTCACTGGCCCATGGGTAAGCTGCGTGTATCATTGCAATTAGATCTTCGTCCATTAACTACTCACTTTATAGGATAAATACAAATAGGATGCATTATATAATGTATTTATTTGGAGAAAACCATGAATGACAACCCTTTAATAAAGGCCTACAGAAAACCAGCAATGTACATCACATTGCCCAGTGGTGGAGAATATTATGATCCAAAGCCGAAGCTTAGTGTAGACGGAGAGCTAGCAATTTATAGTATGACTGCTAGAGATGAAATTATTACTAAATCTCCAGATGCACTGTTTAATGGAGAGGCAACTGTGAGTTTGATTAAAAGTTGCTGTCCTGATATTGCTGACCCTAACCAAATTCCAGTTAACGATCTATTAATGATAATGATTGGAATTAGACAAGCAAGTTATGGCAAAGAGATTGATATTGATATCGCATGTGAAAAATGCAGTGAGATGAACGCAATGAGTGTTGATGCAAACAGACTGATGGCGAGGCATACCCCAACTGAAGTATCAAATAAATTGAAATTGCAAAATGACTTTGTTGTAAGATTAAAGCCTTACACATTAAGTGAAAGAACACTTATGCAAATTCAACAAGTTAAGCAACAAAAAATGATACAGGGCGTTCTTCAATCAAAAGACAACAGTGAAGAACAACAAGCAAAAATATTTGGTCAAACATTTGTTGAACTAGCTGATTTGACGGTCAACTTAATTACTAACTGTGTTATGTCAGTTAGGATGCCAGATGACGAAGTTATTGACGACAAAGACATGATCCGCGAGTGGTTAAAGTCTATTACAAAAGATGATTATGAATCAATCAAAAAAGTAATTGAAGGTTTGAGCGACAGTGGTATTGATACTACATTTAAAACAACATGCCAAAGTTGCCAACACACTTGGGAAGCTGATGTTGATTTGGACATCTCAAATTTTTTCGTAGGTTGATCGCCACTAGTCAACCGAAAGAGATAGAAAAAATCGTCAATAGATATAATAAACAGCTTGAAGAAACTGAAAGCAATTATATGGATCTATTGATGTATAGTGGATTAAACTTAAACTATCAGGACATAATGTCTATGCCTGTTGATAGCTTGCGAATGCTTGTGGAAAAAATAAATCATTACGAAAACTCAAAATCAGGAAAGCAATTCCTATAGTTTTGTAATATTCTCATAATAATCTTTTGGCCAACTGTCATAGTAAGTTGTAGTGTGCAAGAAACCACGCTTCTGTATAATATCAGCTCTTAACTGAATAAAAACACAATTAGTAAAGTTCTGTACAAAATGTCCGGACTCTGGAGTACTAGTAAAGTACAATAGATCCGGATTTTCTTTTGATAACTCGTCAAGAACAACCTGTACATCAGTTATGTCTTGACCATCAACCCAAGCAATGGCGATCTCATAAGTTTCCTTATCAAACAACTCATATTGTGATTTTAAGTTATCTCTACAATCTAAAAATTGTATCTTGTTGGTTAGTCTTGCCTTACGTGCAAATGGACAAACAGGAAAACCATCGATCTTTTTTGCTTCGACGTCTTGAATAATCCACTCGACAAATTTATCTTGGAATGTTTTGAAGTTCATATATTTCTACTCAGAATTGTGACAATGTAAATTGTACTGTCAATATTTATGAATCTTATCAAATGCTCTACGAGCATTATATCTTCTTAAAGCTATCGCTTTAATCGATATATTACTTTATTATTAAAGTTCGAAAAAATTATTATGGTATAAAAATAATGAACATATTATATAATCGTTCATTTATTATATCATTTCCTTGAAGTTTATTCACACTAAGCCTGGTTTTGGCCTAGTAATGAATAAACAATGATTGGTTATTTCCCGTCATTATTACACACATCATATTAACAAACCAATTATTGGGGAGGCGGTTACGCTGTACCTCTATTACATGCTGCCTTGGTAGCACAGACTATAGTGTTTTTTGCCAATATGACAGCTAAAAACAGTCCATCAAGTTCCAAGTGTCAGGAGAGCTTGATCTTTTATTCACACATCTCTGTGTTACAACCTTTTAGACAATACAAAAGCACTCTCGCATAGGCAAGGTCTTTTAGGCATCCGGCGATTAAACCGGGTAGTGTATTGAATCGGACAACTGAATAGCCCATTGCTTACCGTCACACATCAGAACGGATTTGCAGCACGATTTTATCTGGCGTGCTAACCTTATGATCAGTTTTTAAGGGAGTTTTGAGATGGTCTCTAGGAGTTTTTGTTTTTTTGTAGCTGTTCTGTTAGTATATGTGAGCCATGTACACGGACCTGTATGTGTCCGTTATAATAATCGTCTGATTCTAGTACTTTTCTGGTAAATTGTTCTCGTGCCTCAATGTAACTGCATTCTGCTTTGCTGTTACAATAAAATAATATTTCTCTTGTGAAGTTTTCGGTGCCTAAAGTTTCAATATCTGTTGTTAGTGCGTTTGATGAGCCATAATATGTTTTCCAGTCTGAGTCTATTTTTGATTTAATTTTTTTTCTAACTTTTTTGCCATTTTTTTGTGTGTGCATCTTGTATTTTGTTTTGGAAAACTTAGCTAGTTTCTTCCCAATATACATTCTGCCTGATTGTGTATTCGTGATTAAGTATACAAAGCCAGCGCAATCTTCCGGCAACTCAGTAACTGTCTCTCCGCTATACGTCCAAGGTAACAAATTGTTTCCTATAATATCTTACGATACTACACTTCTTCATTATCGTCAATAACTCTTTTGAGTAATTGCCATATATCTATCCCCACGTCTTCGTGAGATTCTCCCAACATAAGGTGTCGGTCACGTTGTCCATATTTACGGCGATAAACTTTTTCATTATCCCGCTCATATATCCATTTTGAGTTAGGCATCAACGATTTCTACTTCAGTATTAAAAGTAGTAAAGCCGTTTTCTTTAGTAACTTGCAATACGTTATTTACCCTTCCTACAAGCTCATCTCGGTGTGAGATCAGCAAAATATTTTTATCTCTTTCTCGTTCCATTTTCTTGAGAACGCCCAGTGCGCTCTCAACGCCAATTGTATCCATGCCACTGTCAACTAGCTCGTCAATACAAACTAAGTTAATAGGATGGTTCATACTTTCAAACACATCACGGAATGCCCAACTAAGTCCTAGGATAAGTCTGTTACGTTCTCCACGTGACAGGTTATCAAAATCTAAGTCTTGACCAAGTTGAACAATGCTTACATTTAGATCGCTTTGGAATTGCACTTCGTGCGGTAATCCAAGTTTAGTAATATAGTATTCCAAACGGTTGTTCATGAATTGTAAGTTTTGTTCAATAATCTTTTTACGAATAAAGCTATCCTTATTAGTTAGCAATTTAAGAAGAAAGTCTTGGTGCTCTTTGAGTTCAGTTAGTCTATTTACTTCAGTCCAATCAAGTTCTTGTAACCCAGTGTTCTTTAGAGCATCAATCTGATCAGCATACGGATCAGTTTCGCTTTGGGCGTTTTCTAAGTTATTGTTAGTTTGTTGGATTTTATTCTGATGCTCAAATGCTTCTTGTACTGTGTTGTACTCAATGTGAGGTGCAGAACCAAGTTCTCCAATGCTTGCAATAACAGATTGGTGTTCTTGTAGTTGTGCATTATTAGCAAGCAATTGCATAGTGGCTTCTTGCTTTTGCTCTTCTTTTGATGCAAGGATGCTTTCTTGCTTGTCATCGTGCATTTCTTGACCGCAAGCATAGCAAGTGTGTTCTTTCAGTAATTTAATTTCATCGTTAAGTTTAGAAATAACTTTTTCTTGTTTCTTATCGTCAGAATTGATGCTGTTAATCCATCGCTGCGCTGTTTCAATTTTAGACTTATTTTCATTAAATTCAGCAAACGCAACATGTGCTTGTAGTTCTTCTTCAATGTCGATATGTTCTAGTGCAAGTAAGTCTTTCTTATATTCATCGATATTTGATTGTTTCTTCTGTTGCCAGACACGTTGGCGACGTTCTAAATCAGTAATACTCTTGCCAATTCTTTCGTTAGCTTCTTCAGTAGCACGAATACGATATGTTTCTTCTTGTATTCTGTCTTTGCTTTGTTTGACAAGATCTTTCAGAATATCAGCTTTTTCAGACAATTGAGTAATGCCCAAAAGTTGTTCAATCAACTCACGTTGATCATTTGCTCGCATACTTAGAAACGGTTCAGTATATGTATTAAGTGCAACAACATGTTTGAACATTGTGTGACTCATGCCCAAAACTTTTTCAATAGCAACTTGGCTCAGTTTACCTTCGCCTTGCATTTCGTCAGTTGTGCCTTCCATATTGTCAATATCGTTAACAAGAAACTTAAATAAGTTAGGCTTGCGTCCACGTTCAATACGATAGTTTGTGCCATCTTTTTCAAAGTCAACAGTAACGACCATTTGCTTGTTGTTTGTTTTATTAACTAGGTTATCTTTTTTAATATTATATAGTGCATTACCAAAAAGGGCAAAGCTAAGTGCATTGACAATTGTTGTTTTACCAGTTCCATTACGTGAACCATCGCCACCCAAGTCAATATTATTACCCAGTACAAGTGTTAGTCCGGCAGTGTCAAACTGTACAGCTTGAGTAACATTACCTACACTCATAAAGTTTTTAACAGTGATATTTTTGATATTCAATGACATTAATTATGTAATCCATTATAAATGCTAATAAGCAAATCGTTTCTAATTGTATTACTGTCGATAGCATTCAATTGATTGAGAACAATTTGATCTACGTTTTCAATTTCAATTTCAGCACCAGTGTTCCAGTCTTGTGTGTGTTCTTCTTTTTTGCTGGGCAACAATGTAATCTCACGGAGATTATACTGTTCTGCAAAGGTCTCCTTGATAAAGTTAGCTTCTTCATATGTGATGCCAACGTCAAGTGTAATACGACAGTGTGTCTTATTAGACAATATTTCTTCAGGATTGTCAATCAATTTAGATAAGTTAATTGTACGATACTTTGGTGCATCTGTCCAGTTTACAAACTCTGGCTCATGGCCCCATTTGAGGAATGTGATACCACGTTCATCATCCCATGCATCAGCATAGTTATGTGGAAAGCAATTTCCAGGATAAATGATGTTACCACGTGTTTGCCGTTTGTGAAAATGTCCACTGAACACCTTGTCAGCTTTGTTTAAGTCATCTGGACGCAATCCATGTCCGTGGTCAGGCATTTGCACCATTGCGTTCATGTAAAAGTGTGGAAGCTCAAAATGCCCAAAGATATATTTTGCATTTAATTCTTTTAGCTTTTTATGTTCATCTTCTACTAGCCATGGAACGAAAGCACAGTCATCAATAATTTCAGTACCGTCATTAATCATATGAATATTGGGATACTTGTCAACCATTGGAATACTATGAATCTCACGCTTTTCACGATAATACAGGTCGTGGTTGCCAGTGATCATAATAACTTCATCAAACGCATCATTTAAGCGTTGCAAGTTACTTGTGGTATAATTCATTGTACTGACATTAATGCTGGCCCGATTGTGATGCCAGTCACCCAAAAACAAACATTTTTTAATGTTTCTCTTGTGCGCTTCTTCAATCATCCAAATAATGAATTCTTCACAATCAGTATTGTGTACTCGTGAGTTATTTTTCATACCGAAATGTATATCGGTAAAGATAACAGCTTCATCAAATAACAATTTTATTCTCCGTCTTGCTCAGTTGTTTCAGTTTTATTTCTTAGTTTTTCATCTTCAATAGCAATTCGATCCTGTTGCGCTTGCCATTCTGCTGTAAATGTTCTAGTGCTAGAGGGGTTTAGGCCGCCTTGTTCTAGTAAATCGTCTCGAATGTTTTGGCTACGTTTTTCTAAATTTAGTACACGAGTAAAGCTATTGTTGATAGCCGCAGTATAATAAGCAAATGGATTTTGTGACTTCAATTCATTAAATTGTAAACCAATCTGTGTTAACTGTAGCAATGCTTGACCACGCATTTCATCAACATATGTATAACCACGCCAGTTGCCACGCATACTATAACGGTGACACAGCATGATATACATTTTAGCAAGCCTTTCATTGGTTTTTCCGTGATCTACGCTAAAGTGACCATTACCAATCCCGCCTTCCCAATGACTACGAACTACTTCATCCCATTTACCATCAACAAGTGCAATGTGTTTAAATGGGGGGAAGTTGCAACGACTGTGATTGTCAGCCACTGTTTTTGGGTTGTTTTTGCGTTTTTCAAGAGGAACATGGTCAAATGTCATTACACGAATAACCAAGTCTTCGTCAGCAATGGATTCCATGCTAACTACAAAGTCAGCAGCTCTGGGTTTAGTTTTACGATCAAGCTCGCCACGTTCCCAACGCTTTACTTCAGCTTCATGTGCTTGTTTCTGCATACGTGATGCACGATTCTGCCTCGCCTCATCAATATGATCTTTTGTAATTTCTATGTCACCTTCAACAATTAAGTCAAAGTAAAAGTACTTGTCGTCTTTTACATAACTGTAACTCATTTTAGAATTATGAATTTCTTTCAACAATTCTTTGTTTGATAGATAATGATTTCTTGCCGCCATCAGAACACTCCTTAGTTTCATACATTCTAGCGTGTTTATACTTGACTGTCAACCGGTTTCTTTTTATACTAAATACTAGTGGAGATAAGCCATGATTATTAGTGAAATTTTAAAAATAACAGAAAATGTAGACAATGTTGTAGTGTTCTATGGTGGAAGGTTTCAGCCTATGCACCAAGGACACCGTGATGTATACAAACATCTAGTCAATAAATTTGGCTCGGATAACGTATTTATTGCTACCACATTCAGTCAGAAAGCACAAAAAGCACACAATGCTGGGGACTTTAGTGAGGATCCGTTTACATTTGATGAGAAGAAAAGTATTATGTCAAAAATGTTTGGTATACCTGCAGATAAGATTGTCAACAGCAATCCATACCGTAGTGAGCCTAGTACAGTGGGAAGAGACAACCGCAGTACTTCTACTATTTTGGTTTATGGTGAAAAGGATGCCGGCAGACTGGGCGGAGGCAGCATACAAAAATTGCCAAGCGATATGTCACAGCTAACTCCGCATAGTGACGGAACAGTTTATGCTTATGTAGCACCTCTTATGCAAGGTGGCATGAGTGCAAGTGATTTCAGAAAAGATATGGCTAGCGATATAGATCAAAATAAAAAAGCTGATGCTTTCCAAAAGTTTTTTGGTAAATTTGATCAGGAAACATTTAATTTTATCGAGGATAGATTAACATGAGTGGCGGAGTAAGATGGAGTCAAAGAACAACATTAAAGACACAAGACGCCAGTTGGTTATCTGGTATATTGGCTCCCCTGACTAAAACCGGAAATGGTGTTAATTTTCCTTACACTCCAACAATCAATATGGCACACAGTGCTAACTATGGATCATATGATATAGCAGGTTCAGTATACCAGCCAAATTATTATGTTAATACTCCAAATCCACAAATTGATTTAACAGCAACATTTACTGCCCAATCTAACACTGAAGCTGAGTACACTGCTGCTTGTTTGCATTTTTTCAAAAGTGTACTCAAAGGAGATTACGGACAACAAACACGTGGTACTAGTGGAACCCCGCCGCCGGTATTACTTCTAAGTTCTTATGGCAGTATGCACCTGGAAAATACTCCTGTAATTTTGCGTAGCTTTAACTATACATTGCCGGAAGATTTAGATTATGTTACGATTAGTATTGATGGGCAACTACAAACATTACCAACCCAGTTGCTGGTGAGCTTGAGCTTTACGCCACAGTACCCACCAACCAAGGTTAGAAAAGAATTTAATATCAATACCTATAGATCAGGAAAAGCTGGAGGATTTATGTAATGGCATCGTATCGTTCAGACAGTGCATATAGAAATACTTCGATAGTTGAAGGCAAATATCTCGACATTTATGAATCTACAGTCACTAACTTACAGGAATATAATCTAGTTGAGAAGGAAATATCTCCTAAATATCATCAACGCCCGGACTTAATGGCACATGACTTGTATGGAAATTCAAAGTTGTGGTGGGTGTTTTTAGAATTCAATCAGGATGACTTGGAAGACCCTATACTTGACTTTGTGTCAGGTTTAACTATTTTAGTACCTACAAGGTTTTCATAAATGACAGTTAGAAGTGTAAGAAATAACAATCCAGGAAATATTGAAATGGGCAGCTCACAATGGGTTGGCGCCACACCTGGTACTGATTCTAGATTTGAAACGTTCGCTACGCCAGAACACGGTGTACGTGCGATGACAAAGACACTTTATACATATCAAGACAGACATCGCTTATCCACTGTAAATCAGATGATTAGTCGCTGGGCACCTCCGTCAGAAAATAATACAAATGCGTACGCCAGTCACGTAGCAAGTGCAATGGGAGTAGACCCAAATCAACCAGTTGATTTAAGAAATAATCCACAGTTAGCGGAACGCATGGTAAGTGCGATGATTAGAGAAGAAGGCGGTGCAGAAGCTTCTACTTACTTTAATCCAGATGTAGTTGCTGGCGGCGTAGCACTTGCTAATAATCAGACTCCGCCACCACCTCGCACACAGGAAGAAGATCCAATATTATCTGAAACAACTGGCATGGTGGGCGTTGATCCAGAAACTGGTGATTTAATTGAATATGGTGTCGAGCCAGTTAACAGAAACAGTCAGCCAGCAACTGGCTTTGATGGATCTAAAATACAAGAAAATTGGTTAAGTACAGTTAACTTGGGAACATATAAATGGACATTGTATCTAGTAAAGAGTAGTGTGTGGAATAGTCCGGAATCATTAAACAATGATACATCAGTGTTAAATGCAGGTAATGCATTAATTATAGCTGAAACTGGAGTTGACTCTACATTTAATATTGAAAATATGCTAATGTTAACCAGACTTATTGAAAGCTCTGGTGACAACAGCGCTGCACTTGGAACATTTCAATTTGATCTAATAGAAACAATGGGCTTTACATTTGTTGATAGACTACTAGTATTTCAGAAAAGTTTCTTCCCAAGCGGCGGCATACCAAATGCGTTGTTTGTTCTCAAATTAGAGTTTTTGGGAAAAGATGAATATACTGACAAGTCAACCAAATGGCCTGGCCAAAGTATATTTTATCCCTGTACATTTCAGACAATTAATGCCACTGTTGATGGTGGCGGCAGCAAATATAATATTATTGCTATGAACTCTCCAATGTCAGCATCACAACATGCTACGGTTGCGATAGATCTTAATGTGCAAGGAGTAGATACTATTCAATCATTTGCGACAGAACTCAGCTTGCAATTAAATGAGCATGAGCGGGTAATTCGCGCAGATGCTAGAAATCAAGTAACTGGTCCACCACCAGTTAGAAAAACTTGGAGAGTAGAATTTGATGCCAGTGCTACTAATGCTAGCTTGCCAGACGCATCTGGGCAATCGTTTAATTTAGCAGCACAATCATTTGGTACCACTGCTGACCAAGCAAGTGCTGGTATGTTAAGTGCAAATACTGATGACCCAAACTACCGCGACGCTACTATTAACAGTGACACAAATATTGCAAATTATGTAACTATGCTGTTTACTAGAAACTGTCCCGGGTTTGCCGCATATGCCAGATACCACAGTGAAAATAGTATCAAGTCTCCTTTTATTAATACAGAAGTTGAGATTAAGCACGGTGATGGAGTTGATCCAACTACATTTGAGAGAGAAAAGGAAATCATTGTTAAGATTGGAATTATTTGGACATATACTGCAAGGCCAGATAATCCACAGAGAGCCATTGAACAAGCAACCAATTCAGCATATCAAAATGAAAGATTTGGACAGCTTCCTATTGCAAAAGCGTATAGATATAACTACAGTGGAGAAACAACTGAACTCATTGACTTTCAACTTGAATACAATAACCTGTTCGTAGTTGCACAAGATCCTGGGTTTGCAACTCGCTACGAGGAGCCAAGTGGTTCTCACGGATCAGCAATTGTTAACAGTACAACACAGTCAAACCTTGCAGAAGTAAGTGATTTAAATACAACAGCTAGTAGAATTTCAAATGCAACTTACTTGAGTGATGTCAAAATTGACCAGGATGATATTGTAATTGAGATACCAAGCTATAGTTTTCAGTTGCTAGGCGGTAATTTACAAAATGCAAATGATCACAGCGCAGGCAACACTGACGGAATTAATGCAGTTAGAGACTTAATGTACGCAGGCAGAAGTGCAGATTTTTTAGACGTGGAATTCCAGATCAGAGGAGACCCTTATTGGATGGGTACACCAGGTGCAATTTCATATGGCACCACAGAAACATTATTGGAATATGCACGTGCTGATAGCTTAATTGCATTTACAAACTTTCATCCAAAAGAAGCAATGATGGAACCAGGATACCGTGGAAAGGCTGACATGGATTTAGCCAGTAGTGGAGTTTATAGAATTACAGACGTTGAGAGTAGATTTCAACAAGGGCAATTTGTACAAACATTAAAAGGTTTTAAAGATACTAGGACAACTGCATCCTTGGTGAAAAATCACCTAGCAAATTTAACGAGTGAGTAAAAATGGCATATAGAGACGACAATAAAAATTTACCAGGTAGAACAAAACAACAAAGCAGTGGTGGTGTCAATGCCCTGGCTGGGGTGTATACCGCAGTTGTAACAGACAATGAAGATAGTATTAACACTGGCAGAGTAAAAGTAAAAATACCACAATTTGGTGGTGAAGAAGTTAGTAGGCTTGTATTGTTGGTAACTCCGTTTGGCGGAGTAAGCAATGGACGTGAAAATTCTGATGATCCCGCAGATGAAAAAGGAGCTCCTAAAAGTTTTGGAATGTGGCCACAGCCGCCAGCTATTGGAACAGAAGTTTTAGTTGCGTATACAACTGGACGGGAAGAAGGTTTTTTGGTTGGTAGCTTTGTAGGCAAAGATAGAAACCACATGATGGGCGGACAGGCCAGTGCAGAAGCATATAATCCTGATGGTACGACTAGTTTTGGTCCAACAGTGGAAAAAAACGTTCATGACAGTAATGACCAATCAACCAAACCTATGAATGTGGAAACATCAGCAAGATTAAGCCAACAAGGCCTGGCTGGTGATTTAGTTAGAGGCCACAGTGCCAGTAGTGCAAGAAGAGAATCTCCAAGTAAAGTATTTGGTATCAATACAGCTGGCGGACATGTATTGACATTGGATGACGGAGATGCAGAAGGCGGCAGTGCTAATATTCGTCTTCGCAGTAAGAATGGTGCACAAATATTATTGGATGACAGTAATGATATGATATTTGTAACTAATAGTAGTGGTAGTGCATATGTTGAAATAGATAGGGCAGGCATGATCGATGTTTATAGTGAAACCAGTATCAGTATGCATTGTGAAGGTAGTTATAATCTTCACGCCAAAGGAAACATTAATATGCAAGCTGATCAGGGCGTAAACATCAAGAGTGCAGGTGCTGAAGGAATCAAAGTAGAAGCAAGCGTTGGTAGTATCGATCAATATGCTGAGACAAATATCAATATTAATGCAGCCCAAAGTACCAACATATTAAGCAAGCATCATGTTGAAACTGCAAACATGATTGACATGAATGGACCACAAGCTATGACGGCAAGTAAAGTAACAATGCACAGTCAAGTAGCCAACAAGGGAGTTGCAGAGAGTGCAGTTGAAAGAGTACCAGAGCATCAGCCTTGGGATGGCAAAACAAGCCTTCAGGAAACATTTAATACAAGCAAGGGAACGGTGTCATAATGGCTAGGATAGTTTTACCAAATATTGTAACCGAAAAGGACCTTATTGAATTTGATTTGTTTACAGTCAAAGATCCAGACGCAGTCAATGTTCTTGTACCATTAAATGAATTGGAAGCAAGTGAACTTTCATTAAACTTTTCTTTACGTCAGACTCCTTGGAGAGGGTATAAAAACACCAACCCTGTAACCAAGTATTCACAAATCGGATATGGTACATCAAAGGATTTGGACAATAAATTGGGATTAACTGAAAAGCAATCTTATAGTTATTGGATTGAGAATTATAAAAATGCAGAAAGAAAGTTTAAACGGCTTTTTCCTCTTGACTTTCTAACACAATCACAGTATGATGGATTAGTAAGTCTTTATTTTTCTACTGGTAGTTTTGATAAAGTTGGCACTGAAGATCGCAAGTTTGATTTATCTCTGTTTATAAAAAACAAACAATGGGAATATTTTGCAACTGCACTAACAATGAGTGGCTCAAATAGGATGATAAGACAGGGCGAAGCAAAAATTATAATGCTGGGCGACTATGGTCCATATAAAGATAGAAGTTTAATCAAAGAGCAAGGCCTGCAGGCATTAAGAAAAAACTATCCTGATAACTTTACTGATAGTATTAGTAGACAGCAGGCAGAAAATATATACTATGCTGAAACTGGAAGATTTTTACCTAAAATGACACTGTCAAGACAGCGAGAAGTGGTCAAGGTAAATACATAAAATAAAAAGGAATAACACTTGCCTAGCGTACTATTACTTAACGCAGATGCACAACCACTAACGTATCTTCCACTAAGTACAATTAGCTGGCAGAGTGCAATAAAGGCTGTTTTTTCCGATAAAGCGAGAGTTTTAGAAACATATCACAGCCATGAAATACGCAGTGCTAACTTTAAGATGCAAATGCCCAGTGTTATCATCCTAACAAGATATCACAAACAACCCCAAAGAGCAAAATTTACCCGACGTAACTTATATGTAAGAGATAATTACCAATGTCAGTACTGTGGTGATAAATTTGGTCATGGAGATCTGACAATCGATCATGTAATTCCCAAAAGCCGCGGCGGCAAGTTAATCTGGGAAAATAGTGTAACTTCGTGTGGACCATGCAACGTCAAAAAAAGCAACAAGTTACAGCGTCCTATCAAAAGTCCACATAGACCTAGTTGGCATGAAATCAACAATGCAGCTAGAACTTATAATTTAACAATTCCTGATGAAATTTGGCAACAATATTTGCAATGGCCAGAAAATTTACTGTCTATTAATAAAAACATGACAGACTTTCCAGCCTAAAAAAACCTTAGATTCTTTTAGATAAATATCATTATGAAGAAGATAATCGGTTATACAACAGTTGGCGAGCGATATGATGCTAGATATCTAACAGATCTAGAGCTTGCAAAGCAGGATTTAAAGAATCATTTCAATATCCGCAAAGGTGAGAAATGGACTAATCCTGAGTTCGGTAGCAATCTACCGTTATATGTATTTCAACCACTTGATGACCAAACACTCTACCTCATTGAACAGGATGTCAGTGATGTAGTTACGTTTGATCCGCGGTTTGATTTGATAGATAAAAATGTAACAGTTGTACATGATGCTGGGGAAGTAACAGTGAGTATTAAGTTAATGTATTTGCCCACGACCACTGCCACTGATTTGATATTAAAATTCGATGACGAATTTCAGGAAGATAAAGAGTTTTAAACATGGCACAGAAAACAAGACAATCTAGAATGTTTGCAGCAGAGGACTATGCAGCAGTTTACGATTCATATATTAATGCTGATTTCCAAGCGTATGATTACGATACGATTAGAACATCAATGGTTGATTATGTTCGTAACAATTACCCAGAAAATTACAATGACTGGATTGAAAGTTCAGAGTTTGTAGCAATACTAGATTTAATTGCTCGCTTTGGTCATAGTTTAGCATATCGTAACGACATTAACAGCCGCAACAACTTCCTGAGTACGGCTCAACGTCAAGAAAGTGTATTTAAACTCGCAGAATTTTTAGGTTACCAACCAAAACGCCCTCTTCCTGCATTTGGTCAACTAAAGGTAGTAAGTGTAAAAACAAACGAGCCAGTTGTTGGCAGCAAAGGCACCAGCCTTGGTGGTCAAGAAATACGCTATGAAAGTTCAACAAATGTTGACAACTTGGATGATTTTATTACAGTACTAAATGCAGCGTTTGCTCCAAGTAACCAAATAGGTAGTCCTAGAAAACAAGCTACTATAAGCAATACACTAGTACAATTTTATAATATTAATAGTATTATTGATCAAATAAACTTTCAGTTCAACGGCAAAGTACAAGGTAGCAATTCAACATTCGATGCAATTGGATTAACATACAACAGCACACAAAAGTCAATTGAAGAAAATTCTCCTAATCCAAATGGCGCTTTTAGCGTAATTTATAAAAATGACGGCAAAGGAATTAGTAGCAACAACACTGGTTTCTTTGTTGGTTTTAAACAAGGATCATTGCAATTTCAGGACTTTCAAATTGACTCAAGTATCGGTGAACAGTCTTTAGATATAAATGTCAACAATGTAAACAACAGCGATGTCTGGGTACAAACAATTGATGCTAATGGCAATCCTCTCAAAGAGTGGACCAAAGTTGATAGTGTGTTTGGTAGCAGTACTGCATTTAACACTATTGAAGCTGGTGTGCGTGACATCTTTAGTGTAAAGACACGCAAAGATAATCAAATTTCAGTGCAGTTTGCTGACAATGCATTTGGTAACCAACCTAGTGGTATTGTTCGTGTTTGGTATCGTCCGAGCGCCAACCAAACATATGTTCTTCGTCCTGATGACATTGGAAATAAAAAGATTGCAGTTAAGTACAAGGGTATTGACGGAAATACATACACAATTGCAATTGAATTGCAACTTAAAAATAGTGTACTAACAGCAAGTGAGAGCGAAACATTGGATAGTATCCGTGTTAATGCACCACGAGCGTACAGCGCCCAGGATAGAATGATTACGGCAGATGATTATAACAATTATCTAGTAAGTCAAAGTGAAGCAATTAAGAAGATTAAAAGCATTAACCGCACACACAGTGGGCACAGTAGATATGTTGACATTACAGATCCAACAGGAGCGTACACTAGTTTGCGATTGTATGCAACAGATGGAATAATCAACAAGGAAGAAGTAACAAAAACACAATTTAGTAATAGTACAGTTGCATCGGTTATTTTTGATAGTCAGATAATTCCACTATTGTATGATGATGAAGTAATCAATTATTATTATGATGCTAACAGAGAGGCGTTTTTAGATTTAAAAACTAATGAATATGATGGTGCAAGTGACGATAATGACAGGAGATTTATCTGGGATAGTAGATTAAACATAAACTCAGAGATAAGCACTGGTAACATTGTTAATGACGATGACAGCGTCGACGGCGGCGTTATTCAAAGATTGGGAAATGCAACCAACAATTATATGAAGCAT